AAAGAACCTTAAACTAGGATGGTGTTCTCCTACCTTTAGTCAAGCCAAGTCTGTGTTAGATCAAATAGTTAAAGCAGCACCTGATCTAATAGTATCAAGCAATAGAATGGAAGCGGTAGTAACGCTAATAAACGGTTCTACTATAAAGTTTCTTAGTAGTGATTCGGCAGATAATATTAGAGGTTTTAGGTTTACACATCTTATACTAGATGAAGCAGCATATATCAAGGAGAGTGTTATTAGTACTATACTATTACCAACACTAAACCCTAATGGAATTAAATGTCTACTAGTAAGTACACCAGCCGGTAAGAATCATTTCTTTAATTGGTATATGAAAGATGACGTTATAAACCATAGAATAACATTAGAGGAATGTCCATACATAAGTAAGACTCTATTAGATGAAGCTAAAAGCTCATTACCTCAAGATATATACGCACAAGAATATTTAGCTCAATTTGTAGATAGTGCCAATGATGTATTTAAGTCTATAGAAAAAGTAGCCTTTGTAGGTGAGTATAAAAAAGGAGGAGATGTATACGTAGGAATAGATACCGGTTTAAGTGAAGATGCTTCTGTTATGACTCTTATCTCTCCCATAGGTAGAGTTATGAACGTAGTAAGTATAACTAAAACAGATATCAATACGGCAGCCACGCTCTTCTTAAATGAGTTACGGGGATACAATGTAGTAGGAGGCTATATAGAGACGAACGGAATAGGAAGAGCAATGTATGACTTAGTTGGACCAAAGCATAGAAGAATAAAAAAGTTTAATACCAATCAATCTAATAAGACAGAGATGGTAAGAAAACTAATTAGTGATATAGAGACTATGACTATAGAGCTACCAAGTGATATATTATGCCCAGACCTACATAAAGAGTTTGCTACATATACTTATAAATTAAGCCCTACTGGTAAACTATCTTTTGGTCATAGTAATGGAGCCCACGATGACTTTATTGATTCATTAATGCTTGCTAACTATAGTAGAAACCAATTTATGGAAAGACGTCCAATAAGAGTATCGGGTATAAAGAATGTTAGACCTAGTTTTGGTAGGCCTAAGTAGTATCGACTTTTAGATTAAAACTTAATATTTATTAAAGATGACAGACACAATCAGTTTACAATTAGAGGTACCGGAATTTTTATCAATACAAAAGTATTGTGATATGAATGCTTATAAAGGTACAAGTAAATTTGGTAAATTAGTACACGCCGTATCTGTATTAACCGGAGAAAGATTAGCATCAGTAAGACAATGGGATGTAGAAAGCTTAACTAAAGTATCTAACATATACGCCGGTATAGCAGATCATAAAGAACTATTTCATCCTATTATAGAATGGAATGGTGAATTGTACGGTTACTCTAGTATAAAGAAATGCTCATTGGGTGAGTATATTGATCTAGAGACTTATTGTGCTGATATGGAGAACTCTATGCATAAGGTAGCAGCTATATTATATAGACCTATTAAGAAGCATAGATTTAACGATATAGTATTCTCAGTTAAACAAGGAATAAAGACTGCCATAAATAAAGTAGATAATCCTTTTGATTGGTATGAAGTAGAGAAGTACGATAGTAATACACGTCGTATGGTGGAAGAGAAATTTAGAGACTTTCCTGTTCATTTATTTTTAGGTGGGTTAAGTTTTTTTTTGAGCTGCGGAAACCTATATTTGAATCGTATAGCATATTTGAAAAACGAGATAACGAAGACGACGATGGAGAGGATGAACAAACAGATACTGGAAAGTCTTTCGCAGAACACTGGGGATGGTTCGGTAGCCTTTACCAACTCTCTAAATCCAATATACTATCGATCACAGGAGACAAGTCTATAACAGATTTAAATCTCTTATTTTGTTTAACTTATTTAGAAATAGAAAAAGATTACAATGAAGAAATCGAAAAAGAAAGAAAAAAAACTTTACAACAACAGCGAGTCTTTAGTCGTTGATCCAATACCTACTCCTGAAGTAAAGGAGAGAAAGATGATTGTACGTAAAGAAGTACAAGCTGAGATAGATATAGATAAAAGTATTAGACGTCTATTGAGAATGGAGTACTATAACCATAACCAAATAGCATCAATGGTAAGAGGTGCTAACTTAGAAAGAGTAAAACAAGTAGATAATGAGCGCAGAAAGACTTAGACGTAACGTACCATATTCAGAGATAATAGAATTATTTCAGTCTAGATGTGATGCACATTTAGCTATAGCATCGTTTGATAGTGGTACTATAGATTTTTTAGATGCATCGGCAGTAAATAGAAAGTATCCTTTTATATTTTTAAGACCGATGAATTCTTTATTGCTAGATAAACAACGTACCTTATCGTTTGAAATGTATAGTCTAGATATACCTAAACTAAAATCTTCGAACCACGTAGAGCTACTAACAGATACAGAGATGTACATATATGATATTATGTCTTACTTTAATTTTGGTCCGGATGCTATACAACAAAACTATGATGCAGCAATAACTGACTGTATTCCTGTTAATGAAGCATTTCAAGATAGAGTATTTGGATGGATGGCATCTATAGATATTACTACACCGTTTAATTTAAATTACTGCGTATACCCAGAATACCCATAATATGTTAAGTAAGACTTTAAAAGCTTTAGCCAAGCTTATTTCAAGAAAAAAGAAAGAAGCAGCTGGACGTTTATTTACTAAAGGTACCGGTAGACTAAAAAGGTCTATTAAGGAACAATTGGTAGGTAACGAAACTAAAGGCTATCAAATAAAGTCTCAAATGGTAGATTATGGTTACTTTCAAGATAGTGGTGTTAAAGGAGCTAGTCAAGGTAAGTGGAAGAATAGAGTAAGAGCTAATAAAGACTCTCTATATAAACCAGGACAATTTAAACCTTCTTCTAAAGTGATAGGAGGTAATTTACCTTTTGCTGCTAGATACGTAATAAGAAGAATAGGATTAAAACCTAAACCATTTGTTAAACCATCTGTATTAGATGTAATGAATAACAAAGGATATGATATGATAGCAGATGCAACAGCAGAAGATGTAGCATTACAATTTACTAATACATTTAAAGGAGCTAAGATAAAAGGATAATGGCATTAACAATACTACAAGAACCGACTTCACCTAATGTATCGAATACTAATTTGATATATACTGTTAGTAGTTCTAATGTACCTCAGTTTCAATACAGATATATTGCAGACTTATACGAGAGTGGTAGTGCTACTAGACTAGCAAGATTTAAATATCCTCAAAATAGTTCTGGTACTGCTAATATAGATTTAGGTAGACCTATAGGAGATTATTTAGATACTGATTATAACTGGAAAACTGTAGGAGAAGAAAATGCTAATACAGCTAAAACATTCACTATAGAGTTTGGAGAAGAGTACGGTACCAGTTACAATAGTGCTGTTACTACATTTACTAATGAAGCAAGTAGTTCTATACAAGTATCTAAAGGTAGTATACAATACCCTTCTTTAGCATCTTATGATAATTCTACTAACGTAAGAGTAAATCAATCTTCTTCTATAAACTTTAACAACTATCCTTACATTTCAGAACCATATGGAGATGGTACATTAACAAATAACCCATTAAACTTAATGGCTAATGCTACTACTAAGTATTATAACGTTGATGCGGGAAGTTTTCCTTCTGGTTCTTCTGGTAACAACAGAATAGGTGCAAGAGGAGCACAACCTATAGGACACGACGATTATGCTACTGAAACATTTTATGTAAGAAATAGTGGTGGAAGTGGAGCTGTAGCAGTATCAATGTTTTTATTTGACGACAATGCAGATGTAATATGGAGAGGTAATATTATAAACACAACAGGTTTTAATTCAGCTTCTTTAGCTTCTCAAGATTATGAAGTAGGAGGTTTAGCTACAATAGGTGTAGGGATACCTAACATGGGAGGATTAGAAAACGACCCTGTATTTAGTCCTATATCTACTCCTGGACCATTAAGTGCATCTATATCAAGTTCAGATCAATGGAACTTTTATTCTATAGAAATATCAACAGGTAACGGTCTACCAAGATCAAATCACTTTTATTACAATGAAGATAAAGGGCCGGATTTAATGTTAAACAGTACAATTACTGGCTCTGGTCTTTGGAACGGTTCATATCCAAATAATTTTGCACCAATATATTATCCAAGTTACTGTAATAATGAAAAAACAAGATTTGC